ATGGTCTCGCGCAGGGGCATCCGCAGAACCAAGGTATTCCCGACTCAGCAGGAGGCCAAGGATTGGGCTGCCCGTCAGGAATACCTGATCCTGAATGCCGAGGACGTGCAAGCGGCCATGCCGTTTCGCGAGGTCATGGACAGATATGCGCGCGAGGTTTCACCGATCAAGCGTGGTGCGCGGTGGGAGATGATCCGCCTCGAAGCCCTGTCTCGCGACAAGATCGGTGGGATCGCCATTTCGGAATTGAAACCGGCCGACATTGCCGACTGGCGCGATCGGCGGCTCAAGCAGGTGAAGCCGGCCAGCGTCACGCGCGAGATGCAGCTCATGTCGTCGGTGCTGAATACCGCACGCCGGGAATGGGGCCTGATCGAGAAAAACCCGGTGTCAGATGTAAAGGCACCGCCCAAGGCGCCGCCGCGCGACCGCCTGCCGACTGAGGACGAGCTCGAGCGGCTGGCGCATGCCGCAGGCGAGGATTTGACCAACGCGATAGCTCGGGCCTTCCACGCCTTCCTTTTCGCCATGGAAACCGCCATGCGCGCTGGTGAGATATGCGGTCTGACATGGGATCGAGTTGACTTGAAGCGCCGTGTTGTCCGGCTGATCCACACGAAGAACGGGCATCCGCGCGAAGTGCCCCTGTCCTCCGAGGCCGTCCGGCTGATCGAGGCGCTGCCCGAGGCGGATCCGGTGTTCGGTCTTACGTCGCGCCAGCTGGACGTGCTCTGGCGCAAGGTGCGCGACCGCGCACAGGCGGATGGTCTGAATTTTCATGACAGCCGGGCGGCCGCTATCACTGCCCTGTCAAAGAAGCTCGACATCCTCGAACTGGCCCGAATGGTCGGGCATCGCGATTTGCGCATGTTGCAGGTTTATTACCGCACCCCAGCCGAGGATTTGGCGCGGCGCCTCGATTAGCGCCGCACCTCTCTTGCCATGCCGGAGCCGCGGGCTTCCAGCCGCCCCTGCGCGATCCAGTTGCGCACGGTGCGGGGCATAACCCCCTTTGCTTCGGCATATTCCAGGATCGAAACCCATTCCGACTCCGGCTTGAGCGCTTCAAGGCGCCGCTCGATGCGATCCATCCGCTCAATCATTGCCTCGAATGCCCCCTCGTCAATTGCGAACAGCCTAGTCATGTCCGCTTCCCCCGATCGTGCTTTCGTCGATACTCATCGATTGCAGCGTTGTGTGCGAACAAACCCTCAGGCGGTATGAGGTGCTGATTTTCCTTCGTGACGATGTATCCGGATTTTTCGAACGCATAGATCAGCTCTTCGCGGATCCCTGCCTCACGAGCCGCCTCCACTATCATAGCGGTCACTTTTTCCTCCGACATGGCAACTGGTGTGTCGCAATCCGGGTCAAAGAAGATCGGGTCTTCGCCAGTCGGTTCCCGCCCGAACTTCTGGACAAACTCACCGCGAGCGCTTTCTAGTTCCGCAGCCAGTTCCGGCGATATTGGTATTGAGATAGTCTTTCTCATGTTTTTATGTCCTCCATCTGATAATCCTCCGCCCGCTCGAGCCGCTTTCGGCCGGGCGCGCTGCTGCGGTTCTGTCTCACGCCACCCTCCTGATCTGGTCGGCCGCATGGCGCGACCATTGCTCGGCCGCGGCCGCCATCATCCCGGGGAACGACCGGCTGCGCAGGCGTGCCCGGTCGGGGCCCGGTGGCATGCGGTGGACTGCGTTCCAGCGTTTCCACTCCTCCGATCCGCGCTCGGGCTCGGGCAGGCGGTTGGTCTCGACCAGCTGCGGCAATCCGCGCAGATACCAGCCGGTGTTTTTGTATGCCGGCTCGCCGAACCAGAACGGCTGCACCATGTGCGGCGCGGGCAGGTCGGTCGGCATGCGGTCGCGGGCGAGGTCGTTCATTTCCGGGTTCTCGATCGCGACGCGCTCGATCGGCGCCTCCCAGCAGGTCGTGAACACGGACACGCCGAGCTCAAATTCGGCGCGCATGCAGTCCCAGGTGCGCCCCTTGGGCAGTTGCTTGGGCGGCGTCCATTCTCCGGGGCCGCTCATCCAGCGCCTGCCTGACCTGCAGAGGCGGGTGCACGGCGGGTGCATCACTGCCAGCAGGTCCCATCCCTCGAGCAGGATGCCGTCACGCACGTCGCAGATGATGTGGCGGTTGCTGCCGTCCTCGGCCGGGTCGAGGTCGCAGGACCAGACATCGTGTCCCAGCGCCGCGAATGCGCGCCGGGCGATGCCACTGGTCTCACAGGCGACAAGCACGCGGAGGGCGGTCACGGCCTCAATCCCTCCGCGCTGGGGCCGTGAGAATGACCGCAACTATGACGAGCGTCACGAGGACGTAAAACGCGCGGCCATCCAAACCCCAATTCAATGCGTTAAGGTCCGCCGCGACAAATCCGGCGACGAGATACCAGGCGAAGGGAGCCAGCAGTGCTGCGATGATGCGATTACTCACGCCTCGCCCTCCGTAAAAAACAGGGCTCCGCAGACGGGCTCGATGATTTCAAACCCGTCTGGCAGAAATCTGCGAAAATGTTCGATCAGTGCCGTCTCGACCTCGTGGGACGCCGCGTCGGCTGGCATGACCACGGTTCCGCCGAGGAATGGATCGAGGCCGGGATACCGGGCTTTTGCGCACCAAGGGCGGTTGGCGTTTCTCACGCCCCGCCCTCCGGGTTGAGCGCGGCGCGGGCGGGATTGGCAGCGAAGTCTCGCTTGCGGAGCCTTTCCTGAACAGGATGATCAAACGGGTATTCCTGCCGAATGTAGCCGTCTATCTCCAACTCGCATTCTTTCAGCGCCTCCCGCAGCCTCTCGATCTCCCGTCCGTCGCGCTCGATCTGGTCGGCGGCCGCCTCGGGCAGGCTGCTTTCCTCGCCGTGCCCCTCATAAAGCGGCACACCCCGCAGTCGTGCCACCAGATCACCCCGGTCAGTCATGGTTGGCCTCCGGGTTGAGTGCGGCGCGGACATCGAGCAGCTTATAGATCTCGTCCCACCCGCCCAGAGCGTCCAATCCGTCCTCAGCGCTTCCCGTGTCGAAAACGAGATTTCGTGCGAGCAGCACTCGAAGCCGCTCGATCTCCATTCGCGCGGCGTTGAGGGCGTCCAACGCAGCCGCTAGCGTGGCTTTCAGGTCAGGAGCGCCGGCGATCAGCCGTATATTTTCACGTCCCCCGTCGCCGTGAGCGCGCGTCACTTCGGTGGTGACCAGCACATCGAAGTTCTCGCTCCATATCTCCTGATAATAATTCGTGCAGCGATGCCCCACGCTGTCACAATCGCGGACCTGCCACGGCCCCGGCGTGTGCCCCTCCAGTGCAGCCAGCTTTCCCCGCTCTTTCGCGGTGTCGATGCGGTCAGTCATTGCACTCTCCCGGCATCGGTCGGCTCGTGATAGCGCCCCTCGACCCGCGCAAGGTATTCGCGCAGCATGGCAATCATGTCCTCGCGCTCACCGTTGCTGATGTAGTTGACGCGGCCGTCTTCGATCTTGCCGAACTCGGCAACGAGCAGGACAAAGCCGATCTTGCGCTCGCGCCCGGCTTTACGCTGGCCGTTCAGGGCCTCGTCCACCTGACGCGCGAGGCGGTTCATGCCGTCGCGGTATTTTTTCTGGATTGGGTCAGTCATCGGCCTGTTCCTCCTGCAGCGACATGGCCGCGTCGAGCAGGTCGCGCGCGAATGCCGCCGCCCGATCCGCCGTCATGGTGATCACCGCGCGCTCATCCGCGACCGTATCGACCGCGCGGATGCAGATGCGGCTGTCCGAGCCGTTTGCAAAAACCGCAAACTGCGCGGTGTCGCCGTCCCGGCCGGGGTATTTCGGCTGTGTTTCCCAGATGCTCATTGGTCGATCTCCTTTTCGGTTGGCAGGGCACTGATCTTCCGGCCCTCGCAGTGAGCGCAGCGCACCCCGTCAAGGATGCGCGCGAGGTCGGCCATCGCGAGCGGCAGGAATGCGGCGACCCATGCGTGGCCGCAGTCGTCGCACTCGACAAAGAGCGGCCTGCGGGCGGCGCTGCGGGCCGGGGCTTTGGGTTTGGCGGACATCAGAAACGCACCGCGATGCGCGCCGTCAGGCGGTCGCTGTCCCCGAACCGGGCGTATTCGGTGCCGACGATCCAGCGGTTGGTCAGGCCGTAGTCGATCCCGACGCCATAGAGCGCCTCGCCGCTCTCGAACTCCCAGCCGGCGGTGGCGAACGGCAGCACGCGACCGAGCGCCCAGCCGGCTTGCGCCTTGGCCTCGATCTGGTCGGTTTCGGCCCGGTGCCACGCGGCCTCCGCGCCCAGCACGACGCCGGTGCCGAACTGGTGCCGGTATCCGGCGAACAGGCCCCGTGTCGCGTGCGAGCTGCGCGCGGTCTCGCTGCCGGCCGCACCCTCTCCGACAACCGGGAACGCCCGGTAATCCTCGGAGTTGTCGATCCCGAGGATATAGCTGCACCCCATGGTGGAGATGTTGCCGCCGCCGTAATCGACCTCATAGAGCCGCCACGGGTCATCGCCGCAGCCATTCGCATGCACGTCCTCGATCAGGTCGTATTTGGTATAGGGGTGCGCCTCGCGTGTGTGCCTGGTCCGCGTGGTGCCGGCGCTGATGCCGGCATAGGGGCCGGTCCAACTGTAGGGTGCCGTCACCTGCATCGGCGGCAGCACCACCGGCTGCGGGGGCAGGGCATCCAGACTGGCGGCAACAGCAGGTGCAGCGAGCAGCGCGAGGGCGGCGGGGGTGAGCGGGAGCTTACGCATTGCTCACTCCTCCGCCACGCTTTTGGCTTCGGCCATCAGCACGCCATTCCAGTTCTCGACAATCTCGATTGCGTTTTCCTCGGCCTCCTGCTCGTCACGCGCCCACACGTTGATTTCGCGTTCCATTTCGTATCTGACAGTGACGACGTATCTGGTTCGGCTCATGCTCACTCCTTTCACGATTTGGGTGCCCCGAGGCTCTGACGGGCTATGTCTGCCTCGGGGCGGTCTGGTAGCGGGTCCGGCCCATGCCGGGCTGTCCCCACAGATCACCTTTCACGTTCGCCCCTGATCGCCGGGGTCGCGTCGAGCAGGATCGCTCGGGGATAAGGCGCAGCGCCTCATGCCGGAGCGGTCCGGGGACAGACCGGGGGCAGCGGAATGATCGGTTGCTGCCCCCAGCCATCCGGCACGTCATTGCGCCGGACGTCGGGCCGAAAGGGCGGCGGGGCTTTGTGTGGGACGGCCCCGCCGCAAGTGCCGCGCGGTTGGCGGATAGGACGCCGCGCGGATAGGCAGATGAGGCGGGCGCGGGGAGAGGGGAGGAAACACGCGCCCGCCACCGGCATCAGGGGGTGCCGGATGCGGTAATCACCCCGCGGCCAGCGGTAAGCAGGGCAGGGGTGATGTGTCTCATGGGGTGCGCTCCAGAATATGCGCCAGCGCGTCCTGCGTGGCGGCTACAAAGTCGGTGTCAGGTCCATACGCTTCGACCCACGCCGACCGGTCTCGGTGGATTGCCAGTTTTGTCGTGTCCCACTGGCCTTGATGATGCCCCTCGCAAAGCGGGATGGCGGATGTGTCCGGCGTCTTGCGCTGCCCGTAGCGGCCGCAGATCACGTGATGAGCAGCGGTCGGCGTCGCTTGCTGCATTCCCCATCCGGCGCATATGCAGCAGGGTAGGGACCGAACCGCGGCCAGATAGTCCGGTCTGGGCTCGGGGCGGGGCGGCTTGAGGCCGAGAGGGGCGCGGGCAAAGGTCATGCCGCCCTCGCCTCGTCAGACCAGCGCACGCCGTGGCGGTCGCCGTAGGCCTGGATGAAGGTAATCAGGTCCGCCATTCGCGCCTTGGACAGCCGCGACGTGCGAAAGCCTGCCGGGAACGGTGGCGAGCCCTCGATGCCGGGCTGCCAGATGATTTCGTGCCCCAGCGCCGACATGAACGCAGCTTTCCAAAGCTCGGGCGACATGTGCCGCCCTTCGGGCTTGGCGCGGGCGATGTCGGACAGCAGCGCCCACATCAGCGCATTCTGGTCCAGCGTCCGTGTGCCTTCCTTGACCGTCACCACCGCGTCGATGGGCGCGGCATCAATGATGGCCTTTGCCAGTCGGCGCTGCACATCGCCGCGTATAATCACCGTCTGCGCCATCAGACTCGCCACTCGGCGGCAAAGGGAATGTCATCCTGGAAGTCCGGCCCGCCGCCCGGCGCTTGCGCGTCGTAGCCAGCGCGGTTTGCATCGCTCATGCGGTCGCGGGCGCTGGACTGGTCGCGATTGCCGCCACCTAGCAGCGTCACCTGATCGGCGCGCACGGTCAGATAAGTGCGGCCATTATGCTCTCGGGTGGACAGGTCGCCAGAGACTGCAACCGCAGTGCCTTTGGTCAGGTATTGCGCCAGCGCCTCGCCGCGACGGCCCCACAGAGAGACCTCGAACCAGACGGTGCGCTTGTCTTGCCCCCGGCCGTCATCGACGGCGACCGAGAACCCCGCCACCTTGTCGCCCTGTTGCGTGGTGCGCAGGACGGCATCCTTACCCAGCCTGCCCGTGATGGTGATCTGTTTCATGCTGGATTTCTCCATATCTTATAGTTGACAACCTCGCCGATGGTGGACGGCGAAACTTGGAAGGCTTGCGCAATCAGGTGTTTTTTGACCCCGCGCGAATGCATTTCTCTTATTGCCTCGACCTTTCCCCAATTGAGCTTTTTATTTCCATTCCGCTCACCCGTGGTGTCCGGACGGAACATCCTGCCTTTCGCAACGGCATCTTTGAGGTTGTCGGATTGCGTCCCGATCCAAAGGTGGCGCGGGTTCACGCAAAGCCTGTTGTCGCAAGAGTGGCAAACGACATACCCGTCTGGAATGTCGCCAATGAACATTTGGAACGAAATCCTGTGTGACAGCTCGTGGCGGTCGTTGAAGGAAAATCGACCATAACCATTGGTGTTGACCATCCCTGCCCATTCCCAGCAGGAGTCTTTGCTATCCCGCACTGGGCAGAGAGACAGGAAACGCTCGATGACAAATGGGTCACCCAGGTCAGCCATCAGAATGCCTCGCGCTCTGTCCAGACGCGGACGCCCTTGATGGCGCGCGCCTTGAAATTCCGTCGCACGTAGTCCTCGATGAAGGCGGTCACCGCGTCCCGGTCGCTCGCCGCAATATCGTGCAGCGCGGCGCGGTGGTCCTCGATCTCGTAGCGCGTGACGGTCCGCATGCCCTTCACGGTGTCACGCTGGGCGGCCTGCGCTGCTTTCTCGGCGTCGATAACGGCCTGCGCTTTGGCTGCGGCCTCTCGCTGTGCCTCAAGGTCATCCGCTGCGGCTAGTCGTGCGGCTTCCTCGGCCTCGCGCCTCGCGGCCTCTGCGGCTTCCCATGCAGCCCGGCGCTCAGCCTCCTTCTTCGCGGCCAGCTTGCGCTTGTAGCCATCCACCACAGCGACAAGACCCGCTTCGATGCGTTTGGCGTCGTCAATCGTCGGCTTCCAGCGAGCGCCCTCCGCCTTGTATGCGTCATAGAGCGGTGCGGTGGCGGACTTCTGGCCGCGCTCCAGGTCGAGACGCCATTCGCGGGCATCTTTACGGATGCGATCCACTGCCTGCATGGTCGGCTCGTCATCGACTGTCGCGGCGCCATCCAGCCAGTGCTCCGCCTCTATCCTCACGGCCTCATGGGCCGCGCAGATTTCGTCGATGAGATCGGGCGGGGTGTTTCCGCCGATCACGGCGCGAGGGTTCATGTCGTCCATGGTCGGCCTCTCAATATGGAATTTCGTCGTCAGCAAGGACGGAGCCCGACAGTGCGGCCTTGCGTGCATCCTTGGCGTTGGTCACAGAGATACAGGCCCTCACGTTGCCGGGGAGCGCCTCCCAGATCGCTTGCAGACGGTCCAACGTGTCGGCCTTGGCCAGACTGTCGCGGGCGACATCGACATCGACGGGGCCCTGCTGCCGATCAGCCTGCGGGCGGGCCTGCCTCACGGGCGGTGCCTTTGCGGCCTCGTTTCCGTCATCGTCCTCGGGAGCTACGCCGGACAGGCTCTCAAGCCCGATGCGCTTGGCATAGGTGGTGGCGGATTTCATGCCCTGCATGTTTTTCCGGTCCACCAATAGCGGCACATCGCAATGCACTCGCGTTTCGCTGGCGCCGTGGACGAACTCCGTGCGCATCCGATCCACGTTGTCCCCGGCCATATAGTGCAGGACGGCAACGCCATGGCGAGCAAGCACAGGGATCACCACCGCAGCTACATCGGCGAGATCGGCGTAGCGGCTCTTGAATGCTGGGTTCACGGATCCCTTTGCGACGGTCCCGAACTCCATCTGCGCGGCCGCTAAGGCGCAGTAAATGTTCTGGTGGACGCTCATACCTTCACGCTTTCCGGTTTCGCTGCTCACGCCGCATCCTCCAGCGTCGCCCATTCCTCGACCTCATCGGCCAGCGCGAGGATTGCGCGGCGCAGGCGAGGGGGCAGGTCAGACGGGTCGTAGGCCTCACCGAGGATGGTCAGGCTTGCGATGCTCGGGCCGTCACTGTCCGGCTCGAACCAGACGGGTGAGCGCGGAACGCCGTAGTCGACCCGAGTGAGGCCGGTCTCGAACTCGACGTGGATTTCTCCGCCGGCGAATGTTGCTGTGCCGCGCATGTCAGGCCCTCCTGTCATAAATGCGGTTGGTGGCGACGATCGCGCAGACGGCTGCCGTGGCGCCGGCCAGGAACATCGTCGTTCCGGCGAGCCACATCGGGGCGTAGCAGGCCATGGCCCATTGGGCGGCGATGACGCCGGCGAGAGCAGGGATGCCGACGGCGTTGACCGCGATCAGCGAGAAGATCAGTTCGTTGCGGGTCATGCTGCGCTCCAGTGCTCGAGCGGGCCGTTTCCGGCGCCGTAGGGGTCGAGGTTTTCGGGGTCGCGGGGATGGATCCGGGGCTCGCCGGCCTCCATGGCGCGGGCAGCCCGAGCCCCGGCCTCGAGGGCTTCGCAGACAGCGGTGAGGCGCTCGCAGTCCTCGTCGGTCGCGCGGTGCAGCGGGACGCCGAACGCGAGTTCGTAGCAGTCGCTCATGTCACCGATTGCCGCGTCTGCGCGGGCCATCAGTTCGAGGTATCTGCGGGTTGACGGGGTGCCGAGGTTTGTGCCGCGCAGGGTCATGACAGCACCCCCGCGACGATCCACAGCAAACCGACCAGCGCCGCGCCGCCGAGGGCAGCGCCGAGGATCAGCACCAGCACCACCGCGCCGAGCTCGCCGTTGTAGTCCTCCATCCAGCGGGCGCGCTCGAAATCGTCGGGCATCATGACAGCACCGCCGCGGCCAGCAGGCCGCCCCAGAGCGTTGCGAACAGGGCCGCGGTGCCGATCAGATCGGCGGCGAAGGCCAGGGGTCGGGCGGCGTAGAAGCGCAGGGCGCGGGTAATCTCAAACATGTCTCTCTCCACTCTCTGCCCCAGAGCGTCACCCGGCGATCAGGCCGGGGTTGTCGTGGGGATGTGGAGTAAGGTATAGGATAATAAACCTACGTCAAGATAAAAATAGGATTAAAAACCTGCCGACCGCTTCCCCTCCCCGATTCGCCGTGCTATGGAGAGGGGGCTGTCACCTAGCGAACCGCGATGGATCGCGGGCTTACCGACACCGGGACGCGACCCCGAAGGGGGCTGCGGGATCGATCCCCGCCACTAGGTGGCAGCGCAGTAAAAGCCCGCAGAGAGGGCGGGGTAGCGGGGCGTTAGGGCTTGTCGAATCGCGGTGGGGGCAGTTGGGTGGTGGCCAATGCATAAAGGAATTCCCATGGCCTTCCCAAAGCCCCCAGAAAACAAAAGCGCCATTCGACGTGCGGGTGAGGCGGTCGCGGAGGGGCAAGCAACGGATGATGATCTTATGCTGCTCGACCGCTGGCGGGGCGCACATGGGTTCGCACTTAACACATTTCAGGCAAGTCTTAGGAGGCGGATTGGCGCATTCTCGGGGCCTGTAGACTTCGTGCAAAGGCTCAAGCGGAGGAATACCGTCTTTGATAAGTTGAGGCGAAAGCGCGAAGATGGCGTTACGCCGCTCGTTAAGGACGTTACGGCGATGAATGATTTCGCGGGGTGCAGGCTTATCTTTGCCTCCGTAGATGATCTTAACGCTTTCCGGTCTCAAATGCACGCTGGGTTTGCTGAGCATCAGCTCCGCAACGAGCCCGATAAATATGATTATATTGAGAATCCGAAAGGAACCGGATATCGTGGCATACACGACGTGTATTCACATAGGCCACGGAGCCACCGTCGGGGCGATACATCAAATCAGCCATGGCAAAATTTGCGTGTGGAAATACAGTACCGCACTCGCGCCCAAAACAGCTGGGCAACAGCGGTAGAGCTGGCGGACATCATGGACCGGGAGCGCACGAAGTTCGGGCATGGTGAGGGGGATCGCGGCCTATTTTTCAGGATAGCAAGCGAGATCATTGCAAGGCAGCATGAGGGCTTAACCCGCGCCTGGCCGGAGAAAAGCCTTGCTCAGCTTCGGGCCGAGCTTGCAGAGCTTGAGTCGGAATTGGCGATTGTTAACAGGCTCACTGCGCTTAGGGCACATGATGGCAGTGACCACTTGGGACGGCACAACGTGTTTAATATCGTCCGCGATGAATGCGACCCTAGCGGTTTCAGATTGGAGATCAGTGTATTTAAGGATCCGTTGGTTGCACTGGAGGCCGCGAACGAGGCGGAATCTTCCTTGGATAGCATTAACGCTGTGTACGTTCGAGCAGATAATCCCGCCCAGCTTCGTGCTGCGTATAAAAACTATTTTGGGGATTCTGTCAGTTTTGTGGAATTGCTTCGCCCGCCAAACTAGGGCGACAGTCCCTCCCCCCGCCTGATCGCGTCCGCCACCGCCCGGGCCAGCCCGGCTCAGTCGTTGTCGTCCGCCTGCACCGCCAAGGCGTCCAGCATCCTCGCCGCGCCATAGTCGCCTTGCCGGTCGCGCTCGGCTGCTGCCATGCGAAGCCAGTCGTCCATCTCAGCCGGAGCGATGGCGCCGGGGTTCTCGACCGCGAAGCATAGCGGCCGGAACAGGTGATCCAGAGCCGCTTCCAGCTGCTCAGGCTCGCGCGGGGTGTTCTCGAATCGTTCTCGATGCGCCATAGTGCTCGCATGTGGACACGCAGACGATCATTCCCGGGCGAGGTCGAGAACGACTGGTGCGTCTATCGCGACGGACAGCTGGTCGGACGGGTGTACATGTTGACCCGCTACCTGCCGCGCAGTGAGGTGTGGGGCTGGTTCAAACAGGTGCCCCCGGGCACGAGCGGTGACGCGGAGACGCTGGACGAGGCGCTCAACGCACTAAGAGATGCGATCCTGGCCGCAGACGAGGAAAAAGCCCGCCGGTTAGGGCAGGGCTTGCGGTGAGGTTGGGGGAGGCCGAAGCCTCCCCCGCCACCGGTCTGAGTGATGAGAACCAATTGGGGATTGGGGATGAAGGCACTCAGGCCAGCTTGGGTGCTGAAGGCAATCAGATGATCTGTCGGTTGGCACCCACAGACACCCTGCCCGGCAGAATGATTCTTGTCTAGTCGCTTGGGGGAAATAAAAAGCCCGCCGGTTAGGGCGGGCTGAGTGTAGATATGAGGTCCAGCTTCCCGCAGGTTGCCCCGATCATCGAGCCGTTGTGGAGGTGCAGATGATCAGGGCAACCCGCGCCAGGAAGCGTAGCGGGCGGCAATCAGGAAACCGCCACGCCCATGCTGCACATCTTGCTGAGTCGAGTCCACAGCTTTCGGATGAGAGTGAGGATCTGCGAGCGGCAGCGGGGAGAAGGAGAAGTCGCCACCGCTCGCGCGCAGCTTGTCGCATGCGGTAGTGGGATAGTCCACTGGCCCGGCTGCACGTGACGGCTCGGCCGGCCGGGCCGTCTAAGGCGTGGGTTTCGCGCGCAAAATCCGGCGAGTGGCGGCTCGATCTGGGCGGAAAATAATGCCGATTCTCAAGGTGCTTGTCATCTCATGCCACGACAGTAGAATCGTTTAAAAATCCCAATCAACCCGCGCAACCATCTAGCGGTAAATCTCCGAGGTATAACATGCGCAGTGATCTTCTCTTGGCGCCACAGCCCACGACAAAGCGGATTGCAGACCTAGATGGGCCTGACTTTTATCCAACGCCAGCTTGGGCAACATATGCATTGATAGACAATGAGGACTTCACAGGAGTCACATGGGAATGTGCTTGTGGTGATGGAGCGATGTCTAAAGTGCTTGCAGAGGCGTCGACGGTCGAGAGTTCTGATCTTTACGACCGCGGATATGGTGAGTCGGGAGTCGATTTCCTGAACGCTGATCGGAAGGCGAAAAATATCGTTACTAACCCCCCGTTTCATAGTGCAGAAGGTTTTGTTTCCTCTTGTATCGATAAGGCAGATCAGAAATTTGCCCTTTTGTTAAGACTTGCCTTCTTGGAGGGAGGCGCGCGGTATCGGGGCATATTCTCACGAATTGCACCTAGCAGAGTCTGGGTTTTTAGCGAAAGAATCACTTTCTATCCAAGAAATGCCGAAAGAAAGGGCTCTGGCACCACCGCATATGCATGGTTCGTCTGGGACAGGGACCATATGGGAGCGACCGAGCTTAAATGGTTCGCTCCTGGGTACAAGAAACAGTATGGCGGCTAGGGGTTACTATCGCGCACCGCTGCGCGACCCTTGGCGGTGATCGTCCAGCCCTCATCATCAGCGTTATACTCAGCTAATCCAGAGGCTTGCAGGCCGCAGCCATCATCACGATGGGAGACTAGGTTTCTTACTTTCTGCGAGAAGAATGTGTCTCCGCGGCCCTCGATTATTTCGGCGTCTCGTCCTTGGGGCTTCATGATTTTAGTAAGAGTCTCGATAAGTTGAGTGGTGGTCAGCTTTCCTCCAGGTGCTGTTGACAACGCTTTCAGCGCTTGCTCTCTTATCTGTTTTTCAGTGTATAGCATAACATACCTCTGCGACTCGACTCAAATTAAGATTAGGGCATGCTGTTCTATGTGAGTCCAGATGAATTGTGTTTTGCACGGTATAATAAAATAACGTCGGGCGTCCTGACTGGTTAGGATCTTCTAGCGTACATTGAGTGAGTCGAAGATTTGATGCAGGCGGCGAATACCCATTTTATTACAATTCAACCCTGACCTTCTCCGCCGCCGCGCGCAGCACGCTGGCGACGGCGGGGTGCGCGATCTCGGCCTGCTCCTCGTAGATCTCCGCGAGCACGGCACGGCCGCCCAGGTGGTCGAACATCTTCGGCGGTATGTCGGTCAGCAGCTCCAGGGCAAATGCCCGTAGTGCCTCGGCCTCGGTCTGTTCCGGCATGGCAATGATTTCCGATTACTAGTTACTATCCGCAGCGGCTTTGAGCGTTGTAAACGCATGCCACGGAGACGGTGGAAAAGAAGAGCCCCGCCGAAGCGGGGCAAGTTTACGTCTTTCGATTGGAGCGGGTCCGTCGGATCAGAACTTGTAGGAGATCCGCGCGGTAATCGTGGTGATATCGGTGTCGAGACCATCGACGCCAAGGAAGTCGACGCCGCTGTGGTAGAGGGCTTCAACACCACCGATCCAGTTCTCGGTGAACTTGTGCTTGTAGCCGATGCCGGCCAGCCAGCCGTTGTCAGTGTCGTCGAAGGAGTCAATGCCGTTGGATATGCTGGTCTCGGCGCGGAAGGCACCAACGGTACCATAGAGCAGGCCATCGCCAAGGTCATAACCGACCAGCGCCTTGGCGCGGGCGATATTGTCGATCTTGGCATCGATGCTGCCAAACTCGATGTCAGTAAAGCTGTCCTTCATGTCGGCCCAGTCGTAGTCGAGCTCACCGCCGACAACCCACTGGCCGAGGTCATAAAGGTAACCGACGTGGACACCGCCAAGAGCCCCATCGGGTTCCAGGTCGAAATTGTCGATGTCCGAGGTGCCGTAGCCGGCCTGGGCACCGAGGTAGAAGCCGGTCCAGTCAGAGATCGGCTGCACTTGGACGGGCTGCGCGATAACCGGCTCGACAATCGGTTCTTGAAGGTTGCCAGCAAACGCGGGGCCTGCCGCAATCAGTGCTGCTGTAGAAGCGGTAAGAAGGGAACGTTTAAGCATACAAGTTCTCCACTTTTCATGATGTTGCGTCGGATCAGTCCGACGAAAGGTAACGTAGAAGACGATTGCATCAGTGGTTGAGTCGCGCAATCTATCCGAGCATATTCACTCCACCTGTGGCGGAACTGCCCCAGTGCGCCATCTCGCCATGCGGGAGGTGCATCGACTAGTCGGTGAACCGCGATGGTGAGGGGGTCATCCCCGCCCCAAGTCGGAGAGAACACGGTGCCCGCGCTCGGTCATGCAACGGTCAATGATTCGCCGCGGCCCGCCGTGCGCGAGGTCGCCACCAGATGCCGCTCCTGAAGTTGCGCCAGCGGCAGCGCCGTACGCCGCTCCATATCCCGTGTAGCTATGATCAACGGCTCGGCCAATAAGAGCCCCGCCGACCGCCCCCACGAGCAGCCCGGCAAGCATCTGCTGCTGCTGGCGCTTTTGATAGTCGGCCTCGGCAGCTTTCCCAATTTGGTAGCAATGGGCCAAGTCGGCTTCGTACCGTGGTGCAGCCGCTGCGCTAGGATCTGTGACGGGGCGATAATCTTCTAGTTTCTGGCAGCCTGAAAGGGCGGCGGCCAACGCCGAGGCGAAGATAACCGTTTTTTTCATTGGGTGTCCCTCAAGGTGGAATATTGCGCCCGGCCTCGGCGGACTGTCCCGTCCTTGAAGACATAATTCCACTATTCCGAGCGCGAATGCAACCTGAAGTAGTCACCCAATCTTGACCGACTCACCCCCGCCTCCCTAACGTGAACAAAGTGAGAACAGAGGGGGTGGCGAAGGTGGACGCGAGGCTCATGATTTTGCAAATGCTCAGAGAAATCACTTCCCTTCCTCAGGGCGCTGATCGCGAAGGCCTCGTGCGGCGCTTAGCAGAAGACGGCGCTCTTCCGCGGTTAGCTGCTCAAGATGAAAGAGTATTTCAGACATTACGGGGTCCCGGCTCTGAGCCAGAAAGCTCTCAACCGTCTCACCGAGGGCTCGACATATCTTGATAGCCGTGTCGATCCGCGGGCTCCGCCGATGCTTGATCATCTGCCGAATGGTGCTGTTGTCCAGCCCGGCCTTCACGGCCAAACCAGCTTCCGTAAGTTCTGGATCGGCCGCAATTCTATCGGCCAAGATGTCTACGAACTCTTTGTTTGGCATGGGATAATTGTCCGACGGGCAGCGTCTGCCGGCAATCGGATTAAAAACCGTTGACCGCATAGGATTAAAAACCTATCTTCTCGTTCATGGAAGAGCTCATGAACGAAATCAAAGCCTATGCACAGGCGCGAGGTATCAAGCCAGCGACTGTTCTGCAGAACGCAGCTGCCCTCAGCGGAAATACCTGGGACAGATGGGCGCGTAACGGCGCTGCATGCACGGTCATAACCGCTGAGCGCATCCGAAAGTACATGTCGGAGCATCCGCCCCAACAGCAAGAGGGCGCGTCGCCATGAGCGCTGCGCCCTCCTGTCCCTCTGTTGCCACTGTTGATCACCCACGGATCAACAACAGCACAGGAACCAATTGCATGTCTCCCGGAAAGTTTTCCCCGAAGCGGAAGGCTCTGTCCTACCGCCAGCATTTCGCTGCCGCCTGGTCAGCGTTCATCCGCGCGAACTTCGACAGCCCCGAGCACGCCGCAGTCGTGTTCGGCGTTGAACCGAGACGTTGTCGAGACCGAGTTGATGGTCAGCGTCTATGCGAGCCGCCTGTCCGAGTATCCCGCTGATGTGGTGCGGCATGCCCTCATTCGGAAAACGTGGCAGTGGTTTCCCACATGGAGCGAACTTGAACGCGTCTGCGAAACCCTGGCTGGCCCGCGCCGCCACATGCTCGCGGCCCTGGAAGCACCGGCGCCAGACCCGGAACCCAGCCGCCGACCAGCCACTCCAGAAGAGCGCGCCCGCATTCAGACTTTGGTCGATGAGATGTTCCCTCTGCGGCCGCGCGCCGAACGGGAGCTCGCCGTCGATATCGCGCTGCAAGGGAACTGCATGAGGGCGACAGGAACATGACCAGAGCACGCACCAAGGGCCAGAAGATCGCCGACAAGCGCAGGCAGCGGGAACAGGCGACGCAACTGCCGGAGATCGCGCCGGTGCCGCGGCGGGCGGCGCAAGGAAGCAGACGGATGAACCAGATCAAGCGTGAGACGGTCGACGATATTCCGACCCTGCAGGCACGATGCCGGCAGGCTGGCCTGACGCCGACGGCTGAGGCCATTCGAGACGCGAAAGCCCCATGGCGCGGGTGCAGCGCTGGTGTCGCGATGTCGCGGGTCGTGACGGACGAAGCAGAGCGAGCCGATCTGTGGGACGCGATACAGCACATGCGGCGCACGCAGATGGCCCATGACGTAGCCATCGGCGCACCACGTCGGCACGCGCAGTGCCTACGGCTCCTGGTCCCGCTGGAAGCACTGGAGGCCGATGCGGAAACCCCTCCGCTCGATCTGCGGACCGATGAGGAAAAACAGCGACAGGCGACATCAGCACTCATGGCGATAGAGGGATGGCTTGCTTACGCCAGCCCCCATGCCGCATCCATCTGCAAGCGCACCGTCATAGACGACGAGCGCTGCCCGGATGCGCACGTGTTGGTCGAGGCACTGCGCTGTGTGGTCGACGGCATCAAAGGCCGCAAGATCGTGTATCGAGGCGCTTGACAGATGCCGGGGAATAAAACAGTATTCTGCAAAGCGCGGCGTTGTGAAAAACAGCACCGTGCTTTTCTCATTCCGGGTCCTGGCGGTGGCGGATGGGCTAGGCACTCTCAGGGCGATCAAGAGGACTGCATAGCGGTCGCCCCCGCCACCCGAGCGAGGGCCCCAGTTTAGATCAGATCGTCAACCCCGAGGCCGAGCGCCTCAGCAAGCTTCTTTAGCGTCTCGACGGAGCCGGTTCGACTACCACCCTCGATATTGGCGATCTGGACTCGGTTCACGCCAGAGAGCTCCGCCAGCCGGGCCTGAGTCAGGCCGCGCCAGTCACGAAACACCCGCAGCGGGCTTTCGCCATCGAGGATGCGACCGACATATTCGTCGGGGATGCTATCTCCGCCCTGCGCCTTTGCGCGGTCATAGGCTTCAATGTCTGCCAGGTCTTCGGCCGCCTCCAGAAGGCGGTCGTATTCTTCGCGGGTGATCGTGACCATCTCGTTCATGGTTGCCTCCTTTAGTCGTAAACGCCGCCGCGCGGCCCAATTTTGAGAACGTCGAGAACGTCCCCGGCGTCATCCATAATCACACGCCAGTCACCTACCCGCAGACGGATGCCCTCTCTGCCCTTCAAGCCTTTTACATTGTTCGCCTGTGATGCCGGGTCATCTGCATACTGGCGGACCTTTGCCCTGATCCGTTCCGCTTCGTTGCGGGGCATCCGGCGAAGAACCTTCAGGGCGGCAGGCTTGTAGATGACTTGCTTCATGGCTCATTTGTAGCGGGCAGCTACAAGGGGCGCAAGGGAAATGTCGCGGATAGTTACAAAAATGCACGTAGCGCAGGCGGAATATTCAGGGAGACGCGTCGTGGCATGGAGCCGTGAGAGCCGCCACAAGCGGGGATACGGCGCCGCATGGGATCATGTCCGCAAGCAGGCGCTTCACCGCGCAGTGGCGCGTGTCGATCGACGGCCGGGAATACGATGTGAAGGAATATCCGCGCGAAACGCAGGATCGGGCCTTTCTTGAGTTCTTGGCAGAGTCGCGAGGGCAGAAATGAGAGCCGGCCGCCATCTTCGCCGGATCATCATGGATCGGATCATCGCTCAGGTGCCGGAGTTCGACGGCCGGGTTTACGACAAGGCCACCGAAACCACGCCAATGCCCTACGTGACCCTTGGGCCGTCCTGGTGGGTCGATGACAGTGCGGACTGCATCACCGCGCGCGCCCAGACGGTGCAGGTCGATGTGTGGGGATCGAACAGCAACAAGGGCGCGGTCGAAGACCTGACGGATGACGTGGCCGCAGCCCTGAATGGCTGGTCCGACGAGGTGATCGCAATGCACCCGCTGCGGGTCACGCTGGTGCGTGTGATGGACGATCCGGACGGGGTGTCGATTCACGGCCTGGTGCAGGTCGAGGCGGAGGTCGAGGGTTAGACGACGCGCCTCAGCAGGCGCACCCCGGCGGCTGGTGGCACCGCTTATTCCTGGCGATGCAGCTGTTCCCGCAGGGCTTCCCCTTGCTGCAGGTCTTGCAGCAGGCAGCCAGAATGATCTGATCCGGGCTTTCACGGCCACCGAACAGGGTCTGGCGCACCGCCGCAATGTCTTCGGCGGTGAAATCGCCAGCGGATGGCCCAGAGGTTTCGGCGAAAGCTGGGGCAGCCATCAGCAGCACGCAGGCAAAAAGAATTCGACGCATAATATCTCCAGTCGAAAAACAGCAAGAACACACAATCTGCGGGGGAATCAGATGGCAAGGCAAGCAACCATCAAGGGGCTCGCAAACCTGCAGCGCAAGCTCGACCGCCTGCCGACCGCTGCGAAAGAGCATATCCGGGCCGAGATGGCGAAAGCCGCAGATGAGATCGTCGCGACCATGCGGAAGCTCGCACCGGTGCTGAAGGAGCCGGATGCGCGCCGCAGGGCAGGGGCCTTGCGCGACAGCATCGGCTGGACCTGGGGGAAAGCCCCGAAGGGCTCGATGGTCGTGGCTGCGCTCAAGGGCGCCGGTGTCGGCGGGGATCTGACGATCACGATTTATGCAGGCGGCGGCGAGGACGATGCCTTCTATGCCCGCTTTGTGGAGTTCGGCACCAAGAAGATGCAGGCGCAGCCGTTCTTCTATGTGTCATGGCGCGCGCATCGCCGCGGCCGCAACAATGTGCGAACGCGACTGAACCGTGCCGTCCGGGAGTCAGCCCGGCAGGTCGCACGTAGCAAGTAATCCCGGCCGCATGGCCACCACCCAGCCCGCCGTCGCGCGGGCTTTTTATATGGAGAAACACCATGGCTCGGCCTGAGACCATCAAGTTCGGCAAGTTTTTCGTCCGCCTGTCGGACGGGGAGAGCCCGCCGGCATTCACCGCGCCCTGTGGCTTTACCTCGAAATCATTCAGCCGGAACAAGACGTTGGCTGAGGTTGAGGTGCCCGACTGCGACGATCCCGATGCGGCCGCGTGGTCCGAGCGCGACGTGCAGAGCATGTCGGCCACGATCAGCGGAAGCGGCGTTCTGGCCAAAGCCGCGATGCCGACGTGGGAAGGCGCGCTCGAAAGTACGGACAGCATCGAGGCGGAGGTTGAATTCGTCTATGCAGACGGAACCAGCGACTACTACACCGGTCGATTCCACATCGAATCCCTCGAGATCACCGGCAGCCTTGGCGAGCGTGTTCAGGTCTCCATCACCATGCAGTCCGATGGCGAGATCGCCTACGAGCGGACTGACGGCTCGTGAGCCGAAATGCCGAGACAACGCTCGACTGGGCAGACGGGACATACCGGTTCCGCCTGTCCATCGAGCAGCTGGCCGAGCTGCAGGAGAAATGCGGCGCCGGCCCGTGGTATATCCAATGGGCGCTGGAAGCCGGTGCGCTGGCGCGCGTTGCCGGCGTAGCGCCGCCCAAAGACCTCGCCGCACCTTATGTCACCGAGACGATCCGCCTGGGCCTGATCGGCGGCGGCATGGATGCAATCAGCGCGCTGAAGAAGGTGCGCGCTTACTGCGGGGAAGGACAGCTCGCACAGAATGTGCCGACCGCCTACGCGATCCTCGGCGTGGCGTTGCAGGGTGCGCCTGAGGATGAGCCGACAAAAAAGCCCCGCGCGGGAAAGACGACCGCGAAGACCTCCCGCGCGGGCAAATCCGGTTCGCGGACGTTTACGGTGCAGGACAAGCCGTCGGCATGAGCCCGGCCGAGGTCGGGATGTGCAGCCTGTGGCAGTTCAACGCGGCCGTCGCAGGATGGATCACGGCGAACACGACCGAGACACCCGGTGAGATGACCCAGGCGGACGAGGATGACATCTGGGAAGGCGTTATGGAACGGATGTAATAATACTACAGCCGTCCGAATGTAACATGACCAGCCTCGCCCCCTGTTAAGCTAAACGATCCGACCGCCTGCCCCTGTATCTGGTTGTTCGTCAAAATTAGCGTTCCGCTTCGGCCATCATTACAGATGAGGGGAACGGCGCGCTTTTGCATGTTTTGCCCGGACTGTTTGAAGTCAGCCGTACACGACCAGCCCGATGGACTGTCGAGTTCGACGTGAAAAATCCGGCTCGCGTGATCAAAGGCGAGCAGGCCACTCACGGGCATCCCCTTCGCGGTCTGACCAGCCCCTCCGAACTCTGTAACGGTGGTGCAAGCCGCCAAAACCAGTGGCAGCGCAAGACAATAGCGTCTTATTTTCATAGGAGCCTCCTCAATGGCAGATGATCTCGAAAGGCTGGTCGTCCAGCTTTCCGCTGACATCAGAGGCTATGAGCGCGAAATGCGCAAGGCCACGGGTATCACGCACAGGCAGGCCCGCGCCGTCGAGAAACGCTTCACCAGCATGCAGCGGAACCTCGATGGAATTGGTCGACGTGCTGCGCGATCTCTCACCGCTCCTTTGGCGGGAGTCGCGGCCGCTCTCGGAACCCGCCAGATCCTCGCATATTCGGACGCCTGGACTGTCGCCGGCAACAAGATTCGCGCTGCAGCCGAAATGTCCGGCGTGGCGGCTCGCAGCCTCGAAGAAATCAATGAAATTGCGCGGGAGTCACGATCCGGATTTAACGAGACGGCAGAGTTGTATGCGAGGCTGGTTCGTTCGGCGGGCGGGGTTGCGGAGTCAGAGCTCGAAATCGCTCGAGCGACCGAGATCGTCACGAAAGCATTCAAGGCGGGCGGGGCCGCGGCATCGGAGCAGGCAGCCGGCATCCTGCAGCTTTCGCAGGGTCTTGGGTCGGGTCTTCTGGCAGGCGACGAACTGCGCTCTGTCCGCGAGAACGCGCCCATCCTGGCACAGGTGATTGCGGATTATTTCAACACGACCATCGGCGGCCTGAAAAAGCTAGGCGAAGAAGGGAAGCTGACGTCCGAGGAGGTCTTCCGCGCGATCTTGTCCGGTCAAGAAAAGATCGGCGCGGCATTCGCAGTAACCAACACGACGATCAGCGAGGGTTTTACCCTCCTGCAGAACGCCATGACCGAGTATATCGGCATCGGCGGTGAGACCACCGGCGTGTCCCAGCAGATCGCTGAGGCTCTCACCATCATTGCCGACAATTTCGAAACGGTGGCGGATACCGGCCTGAAACTGGCTGCGGTCCTGTCTGCGGCGCTGCTGGGCCGCTCCATCGGCAAAATGGCGTCAACAATGGGCGTCGCCGGGGCTGCGTTGATCAAGTTCGCGGCAACCGCCCGAACCGCAACTGCGGCTGGCGGCGGCCTGGCCAAGGCGCTCGGTGGCCTGTCGCTCGCGGCCGGACCCGTCGGCGCACTTCTCGGATCGGTCCTTGCCGGTGGGTTCATTCTGTATGCGCAGCATGCTGCAGATGCGCGACGGCGGACGGAGGAACTCGATGAAGCGCTCGAGGAACTCGGGCTGTCTGCACCCAAGACGGCCGAGGCGATCGACGAGGTGGCGGCTGCTGTCGATAATGTGGTCTCCGAGGAAAACTTGCGTCGCATCGAGAAATTGCAGCGCGGGTTGGAGGCGCTGCGGGGGACCGGGGGGATTGTATCCGCCATCGTTGGCGATCCTTCGGAGATCGGTGTCCTTCTTCGCGAGGTTGAGGGAGAGATTAACCGCTCGTTCTATCGCGCCTTCCCGGTCGAGGAGAATCCGCTTCTGCGTATGGCAGCCGATGCCCTGATCGAATTCCAGCGCGGGGATATAACCGCCAGCGCTCTGTTGCAGACCGTCACCGAGATCGGCGCCACGGACATGTCCGAAGGCGCACGCAAGCTGTATGACAAGATGGTCGATGTCGCCGCAAAATCTGCGCAGACAGAGGCGGGGCTGGCAGCACTGGGCGAGATGCCCGGGATCCGTGAGGCCGAGGCGGAACTCACGACGCTCATTGATCGGCTGGATATCCTATCCAGCGTGGGCGATGAGATCAGCGATCCCATCCATGCGCAGATGGCGAAGATCGCGAGCGACTTCCTTGATGCAAAGATCAGTGCGGAAGATGCAAAGGCAGCGCTTGATGATATCGGCAATGCCAACCCCGACTTTACCCCGATCCTGAAGAAGATCGGACGGGTGATCTCTGCGCTGTCCACACTTCGCGCGACGGCTGCGGAGCTCGCCAGCGGTGTGACGCTGCCGGAGGACAAGCCATCGGCGCCGGGACGCCCCCCGCCGCCGCCAGTTGACCCCGGGGGCAGTGGCGGTAAGGGCAGATCGCGCCGCCCGCGCGAGGATTACGACCGTGCGATCGAAAGCACCCGCGAGTTCATCGCTGCGCTCGAGGCCGAGGCCACTGCGCTGAACGAAGCGGATGTGAGCCTGCAGGGGCACCAAGACGTGCTGACCTATGTGCAGAAGCGCATGGAGTTACTCAATGCCGCGAAAAAGCAAGGGATCGAGATCACCCCACAGCTGGCGGCCGAGATCGACCAGCTGGCGCAGGAATACGTGAATGCCGGCAAGGCGGCGGATCAGGCCCGCGAACGCCACGAGGAATTCGAGGGCGCCCTCGAGGACTTCAAGGGCACGATGGAAAGCGCGTTCACGGGGCTGATTACCGGTGCGCACAGCTTCAAGGATGCGATCGGTCAGATCATCTCAAAACTGGCTGAAATGGCCCTGTCTAAAGCGTTCGAGGGCATTTGGGGAGGTGGGCTGGGCAACGTGATTGGGGCAACCTTCTCCGGGCTCGGTTGGGCAGATGGGGGCTACACCGGCTCCGGCGGCAAATACGAGCCGGCCGGCGTTGTGCACCGGGGTGAATACGTGATGGATGCCGAAACCGTCCGTAAGGCAGGCGGTCCGGCGGCATTCGATGCTCTGCGGCAAAAGCTGCGGGGCTATAGGGGGAGAAATCCGGTCTGGGTGGGGCGATGCAGGCAGAGGCACACCAGGGGGGTCCTCGCCGTATGGTAGCGGTGGCGGAGGCGGTCAGGTCGGCAGCGGAGGTGGAAACGCCACCGGATACGGTGCTGGTGGCGGCGGCGCTGGCGGGTTCGGTCGCGGTCTGGGGGGATTCGCTGCCGTTGATAACCCAACCGGCAAAATCGACCTGACGGGTTATGCGATCCCTCGGATAGAGATTGTCATCGGGGCCGGCGGTGAGGGTGGTAAGAGCAACCGTAACGGGGGCAGCGGCTCCCCGGGCCTCGTCCGCTACTCCTATTCAACGCAGGCAGACATTCCAGCCGATGTGGTTCCGCTCCATCCGAGCGCGACGGGAACCATTGCGAAATCAGGACTTAATGTGACCTTCCCCGACTTGGGAGCAGGGATGTGGACGATTTGGCACACGGGGACCGACAATCTTGATATTGGGTTCGTCGAAGTTTCGCCCGGGAATGAGATACACATCAGAATCGGCGGGATTTTCACATTCTTCTCCAGCCAAACCCCTGTTCGTATGTCCGGCGGCTATTCCGCAACTAGAACCATCGGTTACGCCTTCTACAAGATGGGGAATTGAGCATGTGGGTATTCTATGATTCCGCGTCCGGAGAAATCCAATACACGCTGGTCGCGTCAGACGATCTGACTCTGCCCGATGGCGACAGGGTTTGGTCAGATGACCCCATTGACGACAGCCGTGCATGGAAGGTGCAGGAGGGGGAATTGGCTCACACCGGACTTTCGTCTGAACTGCTACGCGAAGGCGTCTCGCTTTCCCGCGTCGAACTCGCAAAACGGCTCCGTCAGTTCGAAATCCTGACCGCCGAGGATGCCAAGCGCGTCGCGCGCGGCGAATGGCCAGAGGTCCTGCTGCCGATGCTCGCCCAGATGCCGCAGGAGGTGATTGATGATGCCGAGATCGAACTCGCCGGCGCAACCGAGTTCGAGCGCCTGCACCCGACAATCCTGCTGTTCCAGCAGGCGATGGGGATCAGCGACGCTGTTGCCGACGAGGTGTTCGGCATTGTTGCGTGATCTGCTCACCCCTGAGGATCATGCGGACCCCTATATCTGGGCGGCCGTGTTCGCGGCTCATGCCTGGGTCGGCGCCGCGCTGGTGATCGTGCTCGGGGATATTCACTTGGCGCTGACCGGATACCTCCTGTTCGAGGTGCTGCAGGCCGTGGTGTCGCGCCGGCTGATCGTCCTCGATAGCGTGCTCGACTGGCTGGCCGTCGTCCTCGGTGCGGCGATGATCTGGACCGAGGCCGGTCGGTGGATCGTGGCGCTGATCTGCGTGGCCATCGCCGCCGGCTGGATCTGGAAAAGGAGACACAGATGATCCCGAGCAAAATCAAGCGCGGCCCGCGCCTGGGCGGCTGGGCTGATACCAGAATGAGGGGAGAGTGAATGCCCATGGAATTCGACAACCGCATCAGCGTCGGAAACATCCTCGTCGGGGGTGCGATGCTGGTTTCGTTCATTCTGGCGTGGGGCAATATTTCCGCTCGCACCGCCCGGACGGCAGATGAGGTGGCCAACAACAAATCCGCTATCGCAGCGCAGGAGTCCCGCATCCGCGCGGTCGAGCAGAGCACGGCGCGTCAGGATGAGCGCATGGTCCTGATCCTCGAAAGCCTGCGGAAGATCGAAAAGCAGTTCGAGCAGCGCGGATATCTGACGCCTCCCTACAAGGGGGCCGATCACCAGTAACCGTCACCTGACCGCTGACCACCCGCCGCCCCCGAGGCGGCTTTTTTTATGGAGAAACGGCAATGAAGCCAGTCACGGCCGCGCATTTTGCGCCGCTGCTCGCCCTGATCCGCAAGGTCGAAGCGCGCAGCGATTACGACATCGTCTATCTCGGAATTCCGGCGAACCTGCGGCCGCCGAAGGCTTTGACCAGCATGACCATTGCCGAGGTCATGGCATGGCAGTCCACCATCCGGCCGAGAGTGAAATCGACCGCGGCCGGGGCCTACCAGTTCATCGCGGCCACGTTGCGCGATGCGGTGGCCGGCACGCGCATCGACACCGCGCGTCGCTTCGATCCGACCGCGCAGGATGAGCTCGCGCTATGGCTGCTCACCTCCAAGCGCGGCGTGGATCGCTATCTGCGGGGCGAGATCAGCGCGAACATGGCCATGACCGCGCTGGCACAGGAATGGGCCTCGCTCCCGGTCCCGCTCGCGATGCAGGGATCACGTCGGCGCGTCAATGCGGGGCAGTCCTATTACGCGGGCGATGGGCTCAACAAAGCGCTGGTCTCGATCTCGGACGTTCGCGCCGCGCTCGAGGATTGCCGGGCGCTCTACGGCGCCGCCACGGTCGCGCCGCCGGCAACCACCACCACGAGCCCCGTCACCTACACCAGCCGCCCGCTCGTCGCGCTGCTGGCCCTCGCGGCCGTCATCGCGGCGGCCGTCTGGATGTTCACGAGAGGATAACCCCCATGGCACTGTTTATTCGCATGGCCCTGTATTTCGTGCTGGCCGGCGCCGGCACGGTCAGCTGGCTGGACTGGGATCCCGGCACCGGCATCCTGTCGGTCCACGTCGAGGGGCTCGCGCTCGCGCTGCCCTCCTATGCCGGGTTCATCGTCACGTTCCTGTTCTCGCGCGTCGCCAAACGGCGGGGCGGGCAGACATGAGCGATCTATGGACACTGGTGACCGCCGCGCTGTTCGCAACAGCGGTGGCGCTCCTGATCGCGCAGAGGGTCGTGGCGTGGCTCTGCCGATGACCTGGGCGGAGTTCGTGCGCGGATTGCAGGACCTGGCCCGCGCGCTCCGCGCCCGGCAGGAGGGCGGGTCATGACCCTGCTCATCACGGGCGCGCTCAGCGGTGTGGTCCTGATCACCGGCGTGCTGATCTGGGCATGGCGGCAGGGCAGGGCGCTCGAGCGCACCCGCCGCGACGCGCAGCAGCTGGACGCCTATCGGCAGACACGGGGGAGGATGGATGATGCGCCACGCTATACCGATGCTGATCGCGCTCGCGATGCTCTGCGCATGCGCGATCCCGGCACCAAATGAGGGGCAGGCTATCTGCGATGCGACGCGCGCCGCGCGGGCCGATCACGCGGCGGCCTTGGCGGCATCACAGGATGATCGCGCGGCGGTGTCGGGGGCGAACCTGATCGCGCTCATGGATGCGGGCTGCGCGGGGTAGGGCGGCTATTCTCTACCCCGCATCATAACCTGGATATCGTCCTCGCTGATGTGCAGCCGAGCGTTATAGGCTGCTGCACCGAGGATCCCCGCGGCCGATTCCGCGGCTGTCCAGCCCGCCGCCAGCATCTGCTGGTGCAGGATCGCGATCGTCCTGCGCGGGTCCACGTCACGAATCCCGCCCGGGAATTGCTCGGCCAGCGACTGGATTTCCGCAGCAACGCCGTCCGGAACCGGGCGAGCGCCCCTGATCCACTCGCGGATGCGGGAACTATTCACCTCCAGATATTCGGCTGCGCGCGTCTGGCTGCCGTGCGCGGGCCAGATTTGCTCAATCAGAGTGCGGAACCTATCACCGGTCATTTTTTCGTCCTCAGCAAATCATGCAATTGATAAAACAGTCGGGCAGAGTCCGCACTGGCCGGCTCGATCTGACCCGCATTGCTCAGATCGCGGATCACCCGGACCAGGGCGTGGCGACCCGCGTTGGGCGCGTAATGCCGGATCCTGTTCACCTCGCGCCGGACGGTGTAGTCGTCTCGATTGCGGATCGCGCGGGCGAGCCTCGACAGGACAGCCAAACCGGGCTCCGGGTTCAGGTTGGTGGCCGGCAGCGCGGCCGCCAGTTGTCGCAGTGTTCCTGTCCCGTCTGCATCGGTGGCCGCGATCGCGCACGCCCAGATCGGCATATCCTCGGCGGGCGCGTCCACCATCTGCGCAGTCAGGATTGTCGCAGGCCCGAGGCCCTGCTGACGCAGAGCCCCGAGAACTTCCATATCAAAACTACTCATAGCGCACGGCCGCCTTTCGCTCCTGGCGGATCGCTGCCAGCAACTCGGCATCCGTAGCAGCGCTCACCGGCGTCCCTGTGTGGCGCAGGGCGCGGCAGACGCGCTTGGTTGTCGGGCGCGCTCCATTCCCCGGCCAGTTGTCCGGTGCCTCGGGGAACTCGGCAGTTTCATCGTGATCTCCGATCCACTCGTGAACCTGACTGCCGACCCGGAAAAAAATCCGGGTCTCGTAATCGGTCGAGAGGCGAACGCCGTAGTCGATTGCAGTGATTTTTGTCATTTCAGTGGCCCTCCTTGGCCTTCTGTGGGTGGCCCCATGGCCTTCCCTATACATCATATATAGGCCCAAACTAGACCCAGCGCAACTCCTAAAACGCACATCAGCGAAAATAATTTGCGCGCTCCGACCGGGACCAATCCGGCCGTCGGCGGGTTATGCTGGCGATCCCGAATCGAGTGTCAGCCAATGTGTAATCTCTACCGCACCCCCTCCAGCGCCGCCGAAATCATCCGCATCTCGCGCGCCATGGACCGCACCGGGAATAAGCCCTGGGAGGTCGAGGTCTATCCCGATCGCGTGGCGCCCATCATCCGTAATCGTGTCGACGGCCCCGAGCTGGTCAAGGCGCGGTGGGGCATGCCCTCGCCGCGGTCTGCGCTGAAAACCGCGCGCGACCCGGGCGTGACCAATGTCCGCAACCTCGGCTCGCCACATTGGCGCCGTTGGCTCGGGGCCGATCACCGCTGCATCGTGCCGCTCGAAGCATTCGCGGAGCCGGGGCCGGGCCGGAAGCCGGTGTGGTTCGAGGCCGCGGACGATCAGCCGATGTTTTTCGCCGGCATCGAGGTGCGCGGGTGGAAATCGGTGCGCAAGGTCAAAGACGGCGAGACCACCGACGACCTGTTCGCCTTCCTGACCTGCCGACCGAATGCGGAGGTCGGGGCCGTCCACCCCAAAGCCATGCCGGTGATCCTGCGCAGCGCGGACGAATGGGAGGCGTGGCTGGCCGGCATCCCCGCGGCCGAGTTTCAGCGGCCGCTGCCGGACGGCGCGCTCGTGCTGGTCGATGGGGCGGAGTAGGCTCCGACGACAGGCCGATTCGCCCGTGATCCGGCCTCCGCTACACTCCGTGAAAAGTGCCTGTAACGCACAATAACAGGCTCGCGGTCAGGGTTCGATGCCGAGCCAGAATGATACGGCGCGCTGTTGTCTTCGCACATTTAGCGCACAATTCTAGGCTAAGCTATTGTTTTACATTATGCGCCGCATCCTCTCGACCGCACCACTTCTTTCCCTCGGTTTCCAGAAAACTGCGTGTTTCAAGGGGTTTGTGTCGCCCGATGACAGGGGCCGCCACCGGCAGGCGGCTGTTTCACGCAAGGCCCGGCGTAACCGGAATCTCCCGGCCGATCAGCAACGGCCTGCGCCCTTTTCCGGCACCGCTTTCAGTCGGCCGGGCCTATGCCGGCGATTGCCCGGCTTTCCCCGGATAGGAAGGGAAAGAAATCGCGGATTGCCCGGTCGATCTCGGCCCTGCTCATCCGCTCCATGCTGCGCCGCCTGATCATCTTGCGGGTCAGGCGCGTGTCGTTCATTCCGTTGTTGGTCACCAGCGCAAGATGCCCGTCGATCACCACGTTGGGGAACCTGCGGGCCATGCCGAAATGTCCGAACTGATAAATGCTCTTGCCCGGGTGGCGCATGGCGGCGCCGGCGCTCATGAATTCGACCGGCCAGTGATAGACGCCGGCCAGCGGGCCGCCGATCGCGCTGTACATGACGTTCCTGAGGCTCGCGACGAAGACCCCGTCACCCTGCATCCGCTCGAATGTGTGGGCTTTCATGAGCGCGACGAAATCGCGGCAGAGACAATCGTCGTCATCCAGGCGGAACTGCAGGGTCCGGGAATAATCGAAGCCAAGCGCGCGAAACACGCGCCTTTGCGCCCGGTGCGCCATGGTGACGGGGAAGAACCGCAACGTGACCTGCGGCACCCCGGCGCAGAGGGCGCGCAGGCGGGTCTTGTATTCCTCGGGCATCTGCCGTGATGCCAGCACGATGAAGTGGAAATCCTGATCGCTCTGCGCGCGCAGCGAGGCAAGGGTAAGGTGTTCGAACGACCTGAGCCGCGCCTCGAGCCGCACCGGATCAAAGAGCAGCCCGGCGCGGTCGTCAAGAACGGCCTGCACCTCTTCGTCGCTTTTGTCCCGGAATGCCTTCCAGTCGCCCTTGCCGAGCAGCGAAAAGCGACAGATGCCGACGACCTGCATGACCACATACCCCGCGCAGAACTCTATGACCGAACCGGGTCGGGGTTATCGTCATCTCGGGGAGCGTGCAATGCACATGCTGGATGCAGCCGCGCCGGCGGGGCCGTGGGGCCGGGGGCCGCGCCCGGATCCGGCGCCGGACCGATCCGGGTGCTCCTCAGCCGTCCTGCGCGGTGTCCGTCGCCTCGTCCGCCGCGTTTTGCGCGCTGCGGATCGGTTCCTGCCCCGGCGGTACGGTGCCCTTGCCCTGTTCGTTCTTCTTCAGCACGACCACGCGCGCGCCGGGTTTGTAGAGCTTTTCAAGCTCGATCACGTCCTGCTGGAACAGCCGGATGCAACCCGCGGTGGTCGCCTGTCCGATCGCCGCCGGATTGGCCGTGCCGTGAATGCGATAGAGCGTGTCGCGCTTTCCCTGGTGGATATAAAGCGCCCGCGCGCCCAGCGGGTTCTGCAGCCCGCCCTCCATGCCCTTGCGGTGCGGCTCGTAGAGTTCGGGCTTGCGCTTCAGCATGTTGCTGGTCGGGGTCCAGGTCGGCCAGTCGCGGCTGTAGGCGATATGCCCCTTGCCGGAAAAGGAGCGCCCCTCTTCGCCGACGGCCACCCGGTAGCGGATCGCGCGGTCCTCGGGCAGGATATAGTAAAGATAGCGGTCCCAGGGATCGACCACGATGCTGCCGGGTTTTTCGTCGCTCCAGTAATCGACCTCGCGCCGGACGCTGGCTTCGGTCAGGTATTGCCGGGGCACGGCGGGAATCATGATCTCGCCGTCATCGACGGCCGAGTAATGCTCGGCAAGTTCGGGTGTCAGCCCCGGCCCCGACTGGGCGTCGCTGTCGGGTTTTTCGGCGCAGGCGGCAAGGACCAGGCAGGCGAGGGAGATCAGGGCCATGCCCGGTCGGGGCGGGAAATATCGGTTCGGGGTGCAAAGCGTCAT